AAGCATCAGATTAAATTCAAAGGCGAACTCGAGTGCGATTTGAAGATTGTTGCAGTGGAAGAGGGTCAAGGTAAAGCTGCAGGAATGCTCGGTGCTATTGTTTGCGAATCTGCCGATGGAGTTGTAAAGGTTCGAGTTGGGTCAGGTTTCAATGACATGCAACGCAAGAACTATTGGAAAGAAAATTTAGTTGACAAAATAGTAGCTGTCAAGTATAATTGTCGTATTAGTAATAAAACTGGAGAAGAATCTTTGTTCCTTCCAGTGTTTATTGAACTTCGTGATGATAAAGATGTAGCTGACTTGAGTAAGGATATAAAGTGATGATATTAGACCATATGGTAAAACAGCGTAGATACTTCAATGAGAAATCTAAAGAAGACATTGAAGCAGCACGTGGATTCTTTCGTGACCACAAATGGGGTAATCATGGTTGCCCATTTCTTTTAGAGTATCCATATATTACAATCCCAGACATGATCAAGGATAAGTTGATTCATAAATCACTGGGATTGGAATATGATCGTAGACATCACATGTTGGGGAGTTGGCAATGAAAGTAGTAATTAATCGCTGTCATGGTGGGTTTAGTTTATCGCAAGAAGCAGAAGCGTTATATAAAGAACGTAAGGGTATTACCGATCCTGATTGGTATTACTGGAATCTAGAGCGTGACGATTTGATTCTTGTTGATATTGTCAATGAGTTAGGTGAAGCTGCCAATGGACGTTACGCTGAACTTGCTATTGTTGACATCCCTGATGATGTTGATTTTCAAATTGAAGAATACGACGGCAAAGAATGGGTTGCTGAAGTACACAGAACTTGGTACTGATATGGAATATGAAGAATTTGAAAAACATATGGCAGAAAAATACCCTCGCTATTTCGGTGAGGGTAAACGCTATGGTGGCTTCGCAATTGGTGAAGGTTGGTATGAGGTCATCGAAAAACTAGTGGGTGAGATTGATCACTATACTAAATGGCGACGCAACCTGCGTGCCAATGACTTGCGTAAGCAACGTGCCAAAGATAAAGGTATGGATGCTCTGATTCAATTCATGGCTGGAAAGAAACATACTCCAACTGAATGGGATATTGAACGTGCCGAAGATGCAATGGAAGAAGATCTCCGCATAACTCCAAAAGTTAATTGGATTCATGTTGAACAAATAAAAGAGAAGTTCGGTGGACTTCGTTTTTATTATCAAGGTGGTAATGATGAGATTTCTGGCATGGTGAGAATGGCAGAATTGTGGGCTGGTCGCACATGCGAAAAATGTGGTAACAAAGGTGAGCGTCGTAGTGGTGGATGGATTCGCACTCTGTGCGATAAACACGAATCACTATATCAAGTATCAAAGGGGAATTACGATGTCTGATAAAGTATGGGTATTGGTTGAGTGTATCTCTACATTTCGTGAACGCTACATGGTGGAAGCACCAGCTGATCATCCTGAGTATGCTCTAGATGATGTAACTATGCAACGTCCAAAAGAGTTTTCTCAGCACTGGCTTGGGGAAACTATTGTGAGTCACCGAGTTATGGAATCTACAGCAGAAGCATTGGTGCTCTGCGATCTTGATAATGATTATTGTTCTGACTGGACTGATGAACAAAAGATTAAAACATTCTTCACTAAAGAAAATGAAGAACGAGATTATTGATTTTCCACAATTCATATATGGAGATTTTCTTGAGGATATATCTATATGTGATAGGATAATTGATTATCATACTGAGAGGCGAGTTGGTCAAAAATCTTTATTTTCTCCAGATGTAAAGGATTCTGTTGATGTTCCTTTCGATAAAGGTGCTGAACTTTTCAATGATTATTACAATCAACTGATGGGAGTTGTTGGTAAATACCTAAACCAATATCCAGAAGCAGGTGGTAATTCTCGTTGGGGTATTACTGAGTCAGTTAGTATTCAATGGTATCCCATTGGTGGTGGATTTAAAGTATGGCATACTGAACGACATTCTGGTTATGGAAGAATCGGAGCAAGGCATTTGGTCTTTATGACATACCTCAACGATGTTCCAGATGGTGGTACTGAATTTAAGCATCAAAATTTTATTAGTCCAGCAATAAAAGGTTTAACGCTGGTTTGGCCAACAGACTGGACATTTACACACAGAGGACAAGTTTCTCAAACCCAAGAAAAATATGTAACGACTGGTTGGTTCAGTCACACAAGTTAGGAAAAACTATGTTTGTATTTGATGTTGAAACTTTAGGGGTAGAATCTACTACGGTGATTCTATCAGCAGCACTTGTATATTTTGATGCTGAGAAGAAACCTTCTTATCAAGATTTGTTAGATAACGCATTGTTCGTCAAGTTTAATGCCAAGGATCAAGCTAAACGACTAGGTCGTTCTGTTGATTTGGGTACGCTAGAATGGTGGCAAAACCAGCATGAGTATGTTAGACAAGTAAGTCTTGAGCCATCGGTTCATGATATGTCAGCAGAAGATGGAATTACAATGCTTCATAATTATATGAACAAGATTCCCAATGCGCAGAAACTTACAATGTGGACACGTGGTTCACTTGACCAGATGGCAATAGATTCTCTATGTAAAAGAGTTGACATGCAAATGTTAACAGGGTATAATATGTATAGAGATGTGAGAACAGCTGTTGATTGTTTCACTGGATCTACCAATGGTTATTGTAATGTGGATTATCCAGGATTCGAGCGTGCCTCTGTTATCAAGCATCACCCTGTTCACGATTGTGCCTTAGACGCAATGATGTTAATGTATGGAAAATAATTAATGAATTTTTACACCAATGTATTTCCTTATGGCAATCGTATGCTTGTTAGGGGAATTGAAAATGGTAGACCCTTCCAACGAAAAATTGAATTCTTCCCAACCCTTTATGTAACTTCTAACAAAGAAGATAGTCAGTGGCGCACACTTGATGGTCAGATTGTTGATGAAGTTACTCCAGGCAGTATAAAAGAAACACGTGACTTTGTTGAACGATATAAAGATGTTCAGGGATTTTCGGTTTATGGGAATACTAATTACGTATCTCAATACATCTCCGACACGTATGAAAGTGAAATCCGCTTTGATATGGAGAAGATTCGCGTATTCTCCATTGATATTGAAACATCAGTTGAGTCTGGGTTCCCAGATTTAAAAACTGCCAATGAGGAAATCCTTCTTATTACCATCAAAGATTCCCAAACAAAACAAATCATTACCTTCGGTTCACGTGAATACGAAAACAAGCGTACTGATGTCAAGTATGTTCTTTGTCGCGATGAACAACATCTATTAAAAGAGTTTATGGTATTCTGGCAGCAGAACTACCCTGATGTTCTTACAGGGTGGAACACTGCTTTATTCGATATTCCCTATTTGATTAAACGACTTGAGCGTGAAGTTGGCGAAACACTTGCGTCTAAAATCTCACCATGGGGATTTATTAATGAGCGCAAAATCTTTATCATGGGTAACGAAGAAATTACCTACGATATTGGTGGCATCGCACAGCTGGATTATCTAGATCTCTACAAGAAATTTACATATCAAAAACAAGAGTCCTATCGTTTGGATTACATTGCCGAACAAGAACTTGGTGATAAGAAGTTGGAAAATCCAGGAGATACCTTTAAGGAATTCTACACAAATTACTGGCAGACTTTCGTTGATTATAACATCAAAGATACTGAACTTGTTGATCGCCTCGAAGACAAGATGCGTTTGATTGAGTTGTGTTTGACTATGGCGTATAATGCCAAGATTAACTACGAGGATGTCTTCAGTCAGGTTCGTATGTGGGATGCTATCATTTACAACCACTTACGTAAAAAGAAGATTGCTATTCCTTCTACCAAAGGTTCATCTAAGTCTGAAGCATTTGAAGGTGCGTATGTTAAAGATCCATTGATTGGACTTCATAAGTGGGTAGCGTCTTTCGACTTGAACTCACTGTATCCACATTTGATTATGCAGTATAACATTAGTCCAGAAACTTTAACATCTGAAAAGTTATCTGTCAATGTTGAGAAACTTTTGAATTCGGAAGTTGATACTTCATATTGTAAACGTAGGGACTTGGCTCTAACTGCCAATGGTTGGTGTTATCGTAAAGACGTCAAAGGTTTTATGCCCGAGTTGATGGAAAAGATGTATAGCGACCGAAGCAAATTCAAGAAACAGATGTTGAAGGTTGAACAGGAATACCAAAACGACAAGACCAAGAAGAATTTGTTAAAAGAAATCTCTCGACTCAATAACCTGCAGATGGCAATGAAGATTGCTTTGAACTCTGCTTATGGTGCGATGGGTAACCAGTATTTCCGTTACTTCGATATCCGCATGGCTGAGGGGATTACTACTTCTGGTCAGTTGTCGATTCGTTGGATGGCCAATAAGTTGAACGCATTCTTAAACAAAACTCTCAAGACAGAGGGACTTGACTTTGTTATCGCGATCGACACTGACTCAATCTATCTTACGATGGAAAAACTTGTTGAGACAGTTTGCGCAGGTAAAACTGATGAACAAAAGATTAGATTTATGGACAAGGTTTGTGAGGATGTTTTACAACCTGTCATTGATAAAGGCTATCAAGAACTTGCTGATTATATGAATGCTTATAGTCAGAAGATGATTATGAAGCGTGAGGTTCTTGCCGACAAGGGTATCTGGACTGCCAAGAAGCGTTATGTTCTTAATGTTCACAATTCAGAGGGTGTTCAATACGCAAAACCGAAGCTGAAGGTAATGGGACTTGAGATGGTTAAGTCTTCTACTCCAGCTGTCATTCGCGATAAGCTGAAGGATTCTCTTGATGTTATTCTGGCAGGTGACGAAAAGATCCTGCATACATATGTGTTAGAGTTCCAAAAAGAATTCAATCAAATGCCTGTTGAAGATATTGCTTTCCCACGTGGTGTAAATGGTCTTAAGACTTATGCTGGTTCTCCGATCTATTCGAAAGGAACACCTATTCACGTGCGAGGTTCTTTGTTATTCAACCATTACTTAAAACGACTTGAACTCGAAAAGCGTTACCAACCTATCAAAGAGGGTGAGAAGATTAAGTTTGTGTATGTGAAGAAACCAAATCCATTCAATGAAGATGTGATTGCGTTCCCACAAAAGTTACCAAAGGAATTTGGTTTACATGACTTTATCGACTACGACTTGCAGTTTAAAAAGACATTCCTTGATGCTCTTCAAACTGTAATTGAACCTTTGGGATGGAAAACAGAAGAACAATCTAGCTTGGAGGATTTCTTTGGATAATATTAGAATTATTAAGACAGGAATCAATGTCTCAAAAATAATGAGACAGTTACAACAGCACCAAAAAGATTGGGGTGCTCAAAAGAATATTGAGGGAGTTAAAAATGTTCACGATGAGCATGGGTTTCCCACAATCGATGCAGGTGTATTGCAATTAGTTATCGGTGGAATAACGAGTCCAGACCAATACGTCGGAGACACTGAACTATGTCAACCAACACCTGCATTTTATCACCATACTGAAATCGTCAAGTTTATGACAAGACATTTTCACACTTTCCGTAGGTGTGGTTTCTTGTCATTGCCTGTTGGTGGTTCAGTTGGAACACACATAGACAAGGGTACTTACTACCAAACGAAGGATCGTTATCATTTGTCAATCCAGGGAAAATATAAGTATACGGTAGGTGATGAATTTGTTGATGTTGAGCCAGGAACACTACTCTGGTTTAACAATAAACTTCCACATGCTGCAGAAAACATCGGAGACTGCGTTCGCATAACCTTTGTATTTGATGTTCCTCACCACAAAAATAATCCGTAAATATATTTGACAAATATTAACATACATAGTAAACTATACATATAGGAGATATAAATGAAGATACTTAAATTCTACGCTGACTGGTGTCAGCCTTGCAAGATGATGACAAGAATCATCGAAGACGCAAAAGATCAAATTACAATCCCATTAGAAGAAATTGATATTGACAAGAATATGGAACTGGCGAAACAGTTCGGTATTCGTGGTGTACCAACAATGGTCATCGTAGATGATGAGGGTAAAGAAATCAAACGCCAATCTGGTGTTATGATGGAAGCCCAACTATTAGAATTTGTGAAAGGTTAATTATGAGCATTCTAGACAAAATCAAAAAGAATTCCACTATTAAAGATACTGCGATTCTATCAAACTCAAAGTTCTTCACCAAGAAGGACATGATCTCAACTACAGTTCCAGCAATTAACATCGCATTATCTGGTCGACTTGACGGAGGTCTTGTCCCAGGATTAACAATGTGGGCTGGACCGAGCAAACATTTTAAGACAGCGTTCTCGCTATTGATGGCAAAGGCATACTTAGACAAATATGAAGATGGTGTTGTTTTATTTTACGATTCTGAGTTTGGCACTCCTCAGTCTTACTTTGATTCTTTCGGGATCGATACCAAGCGAGTTATTCATACTCCGATTACGGATGTAGAAGAATTAAAGTTTGATATTATGAACCAACTACAAGGAATTGAGCGTGGCGACCATGTTATTATCGTAGTTGATTCTATCGGCAATCTGGCGTCTAAGAAAGAAGTTGAAGACGCTATTGACCAGAAGTCTGTTGGTGATATGACACGTGCCAAACAGATGAAGTCGCTATGGCGTATGGTAACACCACACTTAAACTTGAAAGACATTCCTTGCGTAGTTGTTAACCATACCTACATGGAAATTGGTATGTTCCCTAAAGCTATCGTTGGTGGTGGTACTGGTTCGTACTACTCAGCTGATAATATTTTTATCATCGGTCGTCAACAAGAAAAAGACGGTAGCGAAGTGATTGGTTACAACTTTATTATTAACGTAGAGAAGAGTCGTTATGTCAGAGAAAAATCTAAAATCCCTGTTACTGTATATCATGATGGTGGTATTAGTCGTTGGTCTGGGTTACTTGACATGGCATTGGAGTCAGGGCATGTTATTAAGCCATCTAATGGATGGTACTCCAAGGTGGACAAGGAATCTGGGGAAATAGAAGATAAGAAATATCGTATTAAAGATACAGATACCAAAGACTTTTGGATGCCAATCCTTATGCAAAAATCTTTTATTCAATTCGTCAAAGACAAATATGAAGTTGGCAACTCTGCTATTCTTGCAGATGAAGACATTGACGCTGAACTTGCAGAGATAGATCTAGATGAATAATATTGTAAGACCCCATAAGGTTTTGGAAAACAAACGCAATGGTGTTCAAGCGATAAAGTTGACAGAAAGTCCATATTCAGGTATAATATTTAATTATGGAAAGGTTGATTTTGATGAACAATCTGAGCATCTAAAATTACACTTTGAATATGATATTATTGACGATGCTGGTGTGGACTACGTCAAAGAAGAACTTGAACAGTACCTTGGTGATATGCTTGTAGAGTTTATCACCTTTGGTCTAATAAAAAATGAAATAACTTATACAGGTGGTGTTGATGAGAATAGAACAGGCGATCCTATCGAACCTGATTCACAATGAGGAATACTGCCGAAAGGTAGTTCCTCATTTAAAGACTGAGTATTTTAGTGACAGAAAAGAAGCATCTATTGCTTCTTTGTTACTTGAGTTCTTCGAAAAATACAACAAGCCAGCTTCAAAAGAAATTCTCTCGATTGAAGTTGGTAACTTGTCTGGTCTAACAGATAAAGAAGTTCCCGAATATGAGCAGTATGTTAGTGAACTTACACACACAGAATCTAACGAAGAATGGTTGTTAACTGAAACTGAGAAGTTTTGTAAAGATAAGGCAGTATATAATGCGATTCTCAAATCAATTAAAATTGCTGAAGGACGGGATAAGGTTCATCAGAAAGATGCCATCCCCTCAATTTTATCTGAAGCACTTTCTGTTTGCTTTGATAACCATGTCGGTCATGACTATCTTCAGGATGCTGATGCTCGTTTCGATTTTTATCATAGGGTTGAAGAGAAGTTACCTTTCGACTTGGAAATGTTCAACAAAATCACCAAAGGTGGATTGTCAAAGAAAACTTTGAACATTGCTTTGGCAGGTACTGGTGTTGGTAAGTCTTTGTTTATGTGCCATGTCGCAGCTGGTGTATTAACTGCTGGTAAGAATGTTCTTTATATTACTATGGAAATGGCTGAGGAACGTATCGCTGAACGTATTGACGCAAACTTGTTAAATCTTACTATGGATGAATTGAAAGTTATTGATAAAGATATCTTTGATA